CTACATGAGTAACAAACATACCAACAAGGCCATTAGAAAGCGATTACAAGGATACCTTTTTTACTTCCTGCGCAGCATTTTGCGCGGTTTCCCGGCTTTTTGCGATTTGCCCCCTACCCCCCATTTTATTAAAAAATTTGTATTTTGTATTTTTTACTATATAAGAAACAGAAAATCAGTAAATTACTCGCATTCAAAAAAAATACAAATTAAAATCGATTTTGTATTTTTTGAAGATTTGTATTTTTTCTCAGGCATTTTTTGAGCCCGAAAAAAAAGCAATACAGAAATTTAGTAAAATTTGTACGGCTGATAATCAATAAGTTACATCGAAAATACAAACCATAGTTTTTAAATTTGTACGGCTGATAATCAGTTAGTTATACAGTGTTTTTAGTAAAAAATACAAAATTTCAGGATTTTCAGCGGGCACTTTAATGCCTTCAAAAATATAAATTTATGCACATGTGCAAACTTTACTAATTTTTTGTCTGCTTTGTCTATAAATTACGTAGTAATTTAGTAGAAAAAACTACATGCCGTCACCCATATCAATCACGGTTCGCTGCGCTCCTCACCTGGTCCGGTTTATGGAAAAGCTCTACGGTCCACAGCCTATCACTTTTCCCAGGAAAGACATCTTCAGCTTATTGCTTAATTTTTTGATCGAACGCGAACCCGACAATGTTTCCAACTACGAGCCAGGCGCCGAAACGCTCGAAATACTGTTGCCTTATTTTGAGGATAAAAACGTGTTGTACAACTATAACCTGAGCGCGCTGAAGGAAAGCATATTTGTTGCCAAAATCGATGAACGCTTTCGCCTGGCCTTTAACGACGAAATGAATAAATCAACGCTTGTTGGAATCAACAAAATTGATTCCGTTCACCTGTTCATGGAAAAATACAACCTCTCGGAGGATTGCGTTGACATGTTGCTGAAATCGTACCAGCGATACATCAAGTTAAAGCGGTGGCATAATTCGAAAAAAAGGCAAAAAAATATCGTCAGTTAAAAGCCTGTTTTGTCCTGCCGCTATCCTTCCCTATCCATACTGTCAACCTTAAAATAAATTGAAAAATGACACTCGCTAAGAATAAAAAAAGCAGCCCGCTGATCTGCAATGTTGAATATGCTTTACCTGAAGATATCCAGGCGATGGAAAACGTGGAGCTTAACCAGGTGCGCATAACCATGAAACCGGGAAAAACATTCAATCCCATTTATGCTACCCCGGCATCGCATTCGTTCAGCGAACCCTCAGACGTATCGGCCGCCGGATTGCTATACAAACCAAAGCTCAACTTATATTATCCGGGTATCGAAAAAAATACCCATGATCAGCTTTTGCAGCTCGAATACAAAAAGGCTGTTTATAAAATTACGTATCAGCATGGATTGATCCAGGTAATAGGTTCCCTGGATGTTCCGGCCAAACTTTTCAATTCGTTCGCATCATCAGAATCGACCGGCAACAGTATTACCATTACCTGCGAAAGTGATGAACGTGCCCGTTTTCTGATCGAATAAGGTATTTTACAGTCCTTTCAACGCCTGAGTTCATCATTTAATATTGCAGCTTTAAGCCAAAGCTGTGATTGACTATTTATCCCAAATTATTAATGCCCGTTACCTGATTGCCCCGGAGGTTGTAGATAATTACATCCCTCTGGCGCTGGCTTGTTTATGCGGGATAAAGATCGAGTTCGAAGCATATGAAAAGAACAGGGCAAAAGCCGATGTAATTGCTGCGAAAGACGGACAGTTAAATACCGCCGATAAATGGGACCTGATTGAAGGTTCGGCGCCAGAAAATTCAATAGCCATCATCCCCATTCAGGATGAGATTTTCAGCTGGCGTACCATGGAACTGGTCCGGCTGATAAACCTGGCCGAAAACAATCCGAATATTATTGCAGTGCTCTTCCTGGTGAATACACCCGGCGGCATGGTATTTTATACCGATATAGCCAGCGAAGCCATAAAGGCTATGCAAAAGCCAAAAATCACTTTCGTGTTGAACATGGCCGCCAGTGCCGGCATGTGGCTGATTTCAGCAACCGACCGCATTATAATGAGCTCACAGCTCGATCGCGTGGGATCCATCGGTGTAATGACCTCCATGATGGACTTCACCCGCATGTTCCGCGACAAACTTGGTATTGATAAGACCGATTTATATGCAACAAAATCGACCGGTAAGAATTTAGAAACGCGCACATTCCTGGATGCAGCCCTTGAAATAGCGGAAAGAACCGCGCCCATTATTGCCAATCTCGATTTTGTTAATGAAATTTTCCACCAGGCAATTCACGATAACCTGGGCATTGACCTGTCATCGGAAGTTTTTACCGGCAAAATGTACTTTGCTAAAGATGCAATTGACATGGGGCTGGCACACGAGATAAACTCATTCGAATATGCTGCTAACCTGGCATATAAACGAGGCCTTGAATATTCAATCAAATCATTTTTTAACTCTAAACATTAGCCATGAAGCTCAAATTATGGACCACTGTTCTGGCCCTTTTCGGGATTAATGCCTTTGCGGAAGAAAACGGCAAAAAGGTGTTGACCGAAGAACAGAAAACAAAACTCACCGAAACGTTCGGTGATGCATTCGTCACAAAACTCCTTTCAACATTCGAGGCCGATGCTGACGAAGATCTTGCACCCAATGCCGCAGCACTTGCAGACCTGCAGGCAAAACTCAATTTAGCTGAGCAGGCTAAACTTAAAGCTGAACAGGAAAAAGCTGCCCTCGAAGCTCAGAACGGCAAATTATCAAACGACCTTCAATCACAGAAAGCAATGATTACCGTTTTGAGCGCAAAGCCTGAGGATGAGCCTAGGGTTGTTACCATTCCCGGAGCTGATCCCAATGCATGGGACGATCGTAACGATAAATTCCTGGGTGGAGTGAATGCTCATTACATGGCCATCGACGATCGTCACCCGTACAACAAACGTGCGTATTCGCACATGATGTTTACCAAGTACGGTATTTCGGTACCTGTTGCCAATGCCACTTCCATCGACTACCAGTCGCTGAAAGATGATCTTGGAGAGTTCTACCGCGTACGCAAACAGAACTCAATTCAGTCTTTCCTGTTGAAACTGTCATCGCTCGAAAAGATTTTCAAACTTGAATCAGGATATCAGGACCAGGCAGTTCTGGTAAATCTTTTCATGAATGAAGATTTTTCGCAGGCCGATAATACCTCGAGCGATTTCGACCAGGTAATAAAAGGGGGTTACAAATTTGAACCCGAAATTATTACCATGTGGGATGTAATGTTCGCTTACAAATTCAAGGACCTCAAGAAAATTGAGAAAACCTGGATTGGCGATCTGAACCGCGAAGGATCCGACACGATGAAATGGTCGTTCATTGAGTACCTGCTTGTTAAAACCGGCGAAAAACTTCACAACGAACGCGAAATTCGTCGTATTAACGGTATCCGCGTTAATCCTACGGTTAATGTTCCTGGTTCAGCCCTGGGCGCCAGCAACGGTTACCGTAAATTCCTGCGCAACCAGTTGGAAGCTTTCAAACTTCGCCCGTTCGAACTGGGACCGCTTACCGAGACCAATATCAGCGATTACGTTCGCCGCGGTACCGCCCTGGTTCCGGAAGTGTTGCGCGATTCCGGCAACATTGTATTGTACATGAGCTCAAGCCTGTTAACTGCCTATCACAAAAACAACGAAACGTTGTATGGCGTGAACCAGGATTACAAGGCCAACACCATGGAAGTGAAGGAATATCCATCGGTTAAAATTAAGGTTGTTCCCAATCTGAATGAGTCGCTACGCATGGTTTGGACCATTGATGGCAACATCAGTTTGTTTGAGGATACGCCTGGCGAAATGTACAATTTCAACATCGAGCAGCAAGACTGGAGCCTGAAAGTATGGTCGAACTGGAAGGAATCGATCTGGGCTTACATGGTTGGTAAGAAATTTACCAAACTGTCGGATATCCCGACTGATTTCAGCACTCAGATGATTTTCCTCAACGACCTGGATTACCCGGTTGATTATTATGTCCCTATAGCTGATGGTGATACCACACCTTCCGTTTCGCGTCACACCTCACTCGTTTCGGTTGCAAACACAGCAGCAACTGCTATTACCGATATTGATGATGTGGCAATTGGACAGGAAGTACGCCTGAAATGCGGAAACGGAACCAATGCTCCTACCATTGCAGCAGCTGGTAAATTCAGCCTGCTTACTGCAGCATGGAATCCTTCAGTTGGTGATATACTTGTACTGAAGAAACGTTCGGACGGCAAGTTCATTGAACTTTCGAGAATTACCGCTGCCAGTTCGCTGAAAGCATTCGCTGCTAACGACACAACCCCATCCGTTGCCGGTGGAGCTGACTTTGTAACTGATGCCAATACCGGAGCTACTGCCATCACCACATTTGATGATGCCGTTGCCGGTAAGGTATACACCATCTACGGCGCAGGTGCTGCTAACGCAAGCACCATAGCAAACGCCGGTAACTTCGTTCTTACTGCTGCCATTACACTCGATGCAGGCAAATGGATACAACTCCAGAAATCGGATGTTAACGGCAAGTTCTACGAAATCAGCCGGAGTGTGTAAATAATCTGAGCAAGGGTACCGGGGAAACCTGGTACCTGCGCTTTTAAAAACCTCTAAAAGTTTTAACCATGTACACAAATGTAAGCGTCGCTAAACCGGGAAAGAATGCCGGGACCGGTGGCGATAAAAAAGATAAAATTGTTATTTTCGATTGGGCTGATGTTCCCAATCCGCCTGCGCGCGATTCGAAAGGTGTTGTGATTTCCGACAACATTGTTTTTAGCCCCGGGGCGTTCATGATTACACTGTACGCTATACAGCATACCATTGAAGCATCGCACAAGGAGGAGGGAGATCCTGACAAACAGGGCTACACCCAAACCGTGAAGTTCGAGCACCCGGGCGACAGTGTTGAAATAGCCGAATTTGATACCAACTGGCAGAGCCGGAACATTGGAATCATAATTCAGTCGTGCTCAACCAACCGCAAAAAGTTGTACGGTTCGCCTTGTGCACCGCTGCAGAAAGTATCAGAAGCTGTGAGCAACAAGGACTCAAAAGCAACAACGTTTACTTTCACCAGTTCGCAGAAAGGACCGATTGAAGCTGAGTACACAGGTACCATGTCGTTTGATACCGTTAAGGGTACCGCCGCAGCCGGTGCTGTAACTGTTGATGTTGCCGCAGGCGAAGGTCAGTATCAGCTTACCACCGGCGTTGCCGCTGCTGCTGCTTTAACCGGGCTTACCAATCCTGTTGAAGGTAATACTTATACACTCCTGGGATCCGGCGGGGCATATCCGAGCACGATTGCAGCTGCAGGGAACTGGCTGCTTAAATCCGGAACTGCATGGACCGCTTTGGCCGGAGCAAGTATCACTTTCAAGGCGTTCAAAGACGGTGCTGCAACGTACAAGTTCCTCGAGGTATCGAGAACCTAGTACCAGTACTAACCAAATCCTAAAATCCTGCTTCGGCAGGATTTTTTTTTATTTTTTCATTGCTAGCGAAGCGAAGCAATCACTGTCCTTTTATAAAAAAACATGCAATTGCACCTTTGTGTAAAAAATAATCATGAAAGACATTATTGTAAAATACCTGGAAACTGATCGTACCTACGAATCAGGGGTAAAACTTTTTATGCAAATCCCTAACGCTTCCATGGGGTTTAAGCAAACTTTAAACCGTCAACCGTGCACGCCGTACCTTCACCAGATGTTGCTGGAACAATTAAGTGAACTAGCCGGTATACACCGTGACGAGTTCAACGATATTATTTCGCGCCCGGTAACGTTGGTTGCAAAAATGGAAGTAGTTCCGGATCCGCCTGCAGGCGATGATGAAGGGGAAGGCAATCAGGAAGTAACCCCGGAAGAAAAAGCAGCGTTTATCACCGAAATTCCTGAGCATGTTCGCAAATCAATCCGCCTGCGCGACGAATACCCTTTCCTGGCTTCGCCTGACTGTCCGAATGAACTCAAGATCCTGGTTCACGACATGCTTACAGCATACGGCAATTATGTTGATGGCCATAAACGACTATTCGAAGCCACAACCGGTGAAGAACTGCAGGAAATTGCTGCCGGTGTTGTTGAAAATTACATCGAGAACCATGAAATATGGGACGAGTTGAACCACTACAAAACTGCAGGAGAATTACTTGGTAAGCATGCAATTTTCGCACAATCCGCACGCATTGCCGAAATAAAAGCAATGACCACAGCTGACCAGGTAAAACTGCAAAAGAACCTGATGAACAATTTAGCCAGGACAAAGAAAAACATTGCAGATCATCCTGATCACAAAAACACTGAAGAACGCAAAACAAGCGTGTCGAAATGGGAATTTGAGCTGGATGAAGTAAACAAGATTTTGGGACTGGATGCGAAATCTGTTTGATTTAAACGAACTTAACCAGAAGGCCAGTGTGGAAGATCAGAACTCTTCCATACTGGTCGAACGGTTTTTAAAATCTCACGATCACAGGATTGACAGCATCAAACAACTAGCCGGACGGCTTCCGGAAGATGGTGAAATTTATTTCCTGTGGACGGTAAAAAGCTTCAACGCTTTCACATTTATTCCTTTTGTGATCAAACAAACCGGGAGCATTGACGAACTGACAATCTCAACCTACAGCATTTCAACACGCATAGTTGATGCCTTAATGAAACTGATTGAACATGACAAAATCAAAAAAGTACACCTACTCATTAGCGACTCGCTTCAATACCGTTTACCCAAGGTGCATGATCACCTGCAGGCGCTCACCCAGAACCGGGCAGAGATCACGGTTTGTTATGGATGGAATCACTCCAAAATTGCCCTGATCCGTTCCGGATCCTACCACCTGGCCGTGGAAGGTTCCGGCAACTTTGGCGAAAATGCTCAACATGAGCAATACATTTTTTACAATAACCGAAACGTATACGAATTCAGAAAATCAGAGATACATGGAATTCACTCCGGAACAATTTGAAACCATTGAGAAGCTTGCCGGTATCAACTATACCATCCGGCAGATTGCCATGTATTTTGATGTTTCTCCGCAACAATTGCATAACGAATATGCTTATAAAGAATCTGAATTTGCTTATCGCTTCGACCGGGGACGGCTGATTGCTGCTGCTGATGTGGATATGAAGCTTTTACAAGCTGCCAAAGATGGTAATATGACTGCGTCAGCAATGTTTAAAAAAGCCGAAAAGGCTAGCCGAATTAACAATTTAAAGCACGAACTCTTTGGACTTTGACGATACTTCATACGAACAGTTGCAAGCCTGGATAGATACAGGTAAAGCTAAAGGTATACCTGATGAACTTGTCAGTTACCTGCAGGCGCTTGAACTGGTGAGGGGCATGTACGATAAATATGCTCAGAAAAAATTCATTGTTAAAACACTGATGCTTCCGCCCTGGTCACTCACCGAGTACCGGGCCCAAAAGCTTTTTAACGAAGCTATAAATTTTTTCTACGCCAACAATGAAATAAAACGCGAAGCCTGGGCACAGGTTTATGCCGATAAACTTGATAAAATTGCCCTGCTGGCAATTGAAAGTGATGACTATCAAACTGCACAGAAATGCACGTTCGAAGCGGCTAAGCTGCGCATGGGTGAAAAAGCAAACCAGAGCATTCCAAAACAGTTACTAGAGCGCAGGCCTATATTCTATACCATCCGCGCCAAAGATGTTGGATTACCTGAAGCGAACCGCAATAAACTGGCTCAGTGGATTGATTCCCTCGATGATATTCCTGATGAAGACCGGATGAGGATCCATCGCGATGGTTTAACTGATAAAGCCAAAGGCAATGTATTTGATGTTGATTTAACTGATATTCCGTTCCTCGATGTCGAAACCAAGTCCTGAAGAAGTAGAATACCGGTATAGCAATTGGCTTTCAATGATGATCGACATCATTAAGCCAAAGAATCTATATGTGATAGGCGGTCGCGGAACTGCCAAAACCCAGGATATCATTGCGAAGCGAAGCATTGATATAATCTACGATTTACAACGCGGTACATTCGCGTTCCTTGCCGATACCTATGTGAATGCGCTTACAAACATAATTCCCAACCTTATAACCGGTTGGGAACGGCAAGGATTTTTTGAAGATATAACCATTGACGGCATTCGCCGTCCAGGTCATTTTGTTTGTGATAAAGAACCTCCTTTCGATTTTGACCGGCCATTTACCAGGGCAACAGAGTTCAAGCATACCATCAGCACATTTAACGGTTGCTTGTTTATGATTAAAAGCCTTGACCGGCCAAGTGCAAATGCAGGTATTTCGACAGTTCACAACTTTGGCGATGAAGCCAAATTTGCAAATGAGGATAAGCTGAAGAAAAGCGTTCCAACGCTAAGGGGCGACTATTTGCTATATAAGGATTCCCCTTATTTCATGGGGCAAACATTTGCCACTGATATGCCAAACCCAGCTGATGGGGAACACGATTGGATACTGAAGATGAAAAATAATATGGATATTGTTAAGATTATAGCAATATTCCACAAAGCACTTCATGTTAATGAGATCGAGTATGAATTGTACCAGGCTCAACAACAAAAAGCCGGTGAAAAGGAGATAAAGAATATAACTACCCGTCTGGACCGTGAAAGGGCGCGGCTACATAAAGCACGAAAGAATTCAACGCTTTTTATGGTAGCAAGCTCTTTGGTTAATATTGACATTCTGACCTTTGAGTATTTGATTACAAATATTAACTCCCTGGAATACGAGGAATTTAAAACCGCTATTCTCAGTATGAAAGCAAGCCTTGAGATTGGAGCACGCTTTTATGCCCAGTTTGGTGATAAACATTTGTATGAAGATGGATATAATTACGATTATTACGATCGCTTTGGCCTGCGTGACAACATAAGCCAGACAAGTGAAGGTTTGAGATATGTTCAGCATGATCAGCCCCTCGATGTGGGATTTGATGCCGGAAATATGATGAGCTTTTGTATAGGCCAGGAGCAGGGTAATGAATTACGGGTTTTAAAGGATATGTTTACGCTTTCACCGGACTGGATCCCGGAGCTCGGGGAGCAGTTTGTTAAGTTTTTTCAGAATCACAAGTGTAAAATAGTAAATCTGCATTATGATAGGGCAGCGAACAATTACAGAGGTGCTAAACAGGACTTTGCTTCGCAGGTTAAGCATGCTATAGAGTATGATAAAACTGGTCGACCTACCGGATGGAGATTGAATCTGATGAGTATAGGACAAGGGAATATAGCTATGGGTGATGAGTATGACCTGGCTAATCAGATGATGGGTGAAAAGAATCCCAGGTTGCCACGTTTATTAATTGATAAATTCGAGTGTCCCAGGTTGGTTAGCAGCCTCAGACTTGCACCATTGGCTAAGGATAGCAGAGGAAATATTATTAAAGTTAAAACAAGCGAGAAGCTTAAAGATATCAAGCGTTTGCCAATGGAGTCTACCAACATGAGCGACGCATTTAAGTATTTTATTTGCCGGAAGAATTACCTCAAGATTGCAAAGCAGAAAAAGCACAGTACTGCTGGTATTACCTCTTAGTTTATTATTTGGGCGATGGCCGGGCTTTACGCTCATATCTTTTGCTGGTAAAAGCAAAAGGATAACCGCTTCAATCCCTATCGCTGTTAACAAGAGATTAGAGATGCGAAAGAGTATGCAATGCTCAAGCAATCGCACATCCCTTGTTAATGAGCATTCCATACACATTCGCAACAAGTATTAAGGCAACTGTACAAGCTTGCAGCACGTACAGTTGTGGGATAATGTGTTCCGCTTCGCTCCACCCCGTATGTGGGAATTTCGCATTCTGCGCCCCTGTGGGCGCCTCTGCGCCTGTCCGGGGCTGTCTGTCATATATCCGCTTTTGCCCCTGCCTGCAATTGCGTATAAAGGTCTGAGCGGGTCGGTGTAATCTGGCTCTTTTTGCGCTGAAAAAGCGCAAAAAAGAGGGTTAATATTCAAAAAGACAATCATTTACCTTCTGATTTATTTCAAAAAGAACATTTTATTGGCAACTTTTACTATTTAATTGACAAATTACTTTTGATTTTTCAGGTAGTGGGGACTTCTCTTTTCTTTGTTTAGCCTGATGGCAAAGAAAAGAGAAGCAGAAAAGAAACCATCTTTCACACAGGCCTGGCCCAATAGGAATGAAGGCTTTCCCCTTTTCTTTTCATCTACCGACAAAAGAAAACCCGGACAAAAGAAAACCAGCCCACTTGGTTTACTCAAATTTTAAGCAAAGTTAATCTCGTACTGCCATTACCTCTGGCAGCCGCTCCGCACGGATCCACGCCTGGAAAATATCATGCGTCAAGGTCGAGCCCGTTGGGTTCTTTCATTCCCTGTCACCAGGGAATGACCCTAAACCTTGACGCAGAATTTTTACTTCGATTTAAAGACCGCTAAAAATTTAACTAAAACCGGCGGCAACGGGGTAAATGCGGCACAATTATCATGTTTAAATTCACTGATCAGGATCCTGACTTCTGGATCCAGCTCAAAGGCGAAAATGCAGGAAAGCCCCTGCGAACTTCCATCCCGAACAGCGTTGGAGTGAAAACAGATCCGAACTTTCTATTTTCGGATTTTTTGTTTTATACAGTTCAATATCTGTTTTCATCCGGCCAATTCAGGCCCTTCCTGAAAGGCTCAGTGGTGCCCTACATCCGGCAGCAAGATATTACCGTTGCCCTGGTTAATCACTGGACCAGCCGACCCACAAAACCTCATTTTACTTTTCAATTCTAACACCGGCGACAACGGGTAACAGCGGTAACAATACAATGAAAAATAC